CGCCGGTACCGCCAGCACCAACCGTCACCGTTTCCGACGCAGACAATCCAGCAATGTCAGTCACCCATTTTTCGGCGTAACCACCGGCACCGCCCCCGCCACCTGAACGGATCGTGCCTGACGTAGTAGCAGGCGTACCGCCACCAGCGCCACCGCCACCAACAACCTTCACACGAACAGCCCTCAGCCACGGATACGTCGCCTTCGTGAACGACCCCGACGAAGTAAAATACACCGTCTGAACATACCGGTACGAATCAACACCGCCAGCAGTAGCAGACGCTCCAACCCTCAACGTACTCACGACGGCACCTCCGGCAACACAGGATTATCAATATCAATCGTGGCGGGAAGATCACGTAAAGCCTGACGGTATGTTGCCCATGCTGAAGCGTCTACGGGGGCGTCAGCAACCTGCGTCCAATCGGTCGCGGCAAGTTGAGCGTTGCGCCACAAACGGACCTGCTTCAACTTCTGAGCGTCGGTCGCATCAAGATAAAATGGGTTGTATTGGAATGTTGTCATCTTAGATCGTCCTATAGAAGTAATGCCAAGTGAAAACATCGCCAGTTCCCCAAGCAAATGGGGTTGTTGCGTTGATAAAGCCACCGCCAGCCCATGTTCCACCTGTAGATAACGTGCCAAGATAGATCTGGTTTGGATAAATCCATAGCGTTCCGACGTAGTTTCCTACACCATAGTTGTCGTACCGGAGAGTATTGCTAATGAATACTTCCAACGATGATGTTCCGACTGGATGAGAGATCTGCGGTGTTGATCCCATGACCGACGTTGAGCCGAGGACGACTTGCCCTTCGACAAATACGAGGTCGTTGACTTGTGCGTAACGTGCGGTTGCGGTGCCGTTGCCAAGTGTGAAGTTTGTGAAGGACGGTGTGTACGATGTCCATGTGCCGATGGCGGTGCCCCCGATCTGTAACCCGTCAACAGCGTTCAACGTATGACCGGTCGGCACCGTCACCACATTCGAGTTGACCGCCAACCCCTGAAGATCACCAACACTCAACGTACTCATACAACCGCCCACGCACTTCCATCAGTCACCGTCACAGTAATCCCATCCGCGATCGTTATCGGACCAGCCGACAGGCCGTTGAACCCGGACGGAATCGTGAAGTCCTCCGTCACCGTGTTCTCATTCAACGAGATCGGGTCCTGCCCACCCGAGATCGTCGTCCACTCGGTTCCGTCATACACCTCGACAGCGTCCGTGTCCTCCAAATAGGACATCTGGCCTTCGACCGGGGACGGGACCGCTGTCGCTCGTGCCGCAGAATCGGCGTACGGGACAACCGACTGGACTCTGATCTTGTAATCGTGCGACGAGGTGACTGCCGACCCGTCGACACCAACCTTCGCTTGGAGCGCCTCGACAGCGTCGTTGACGTCCGCATGTTGATCGGCGTGCGACACACCGGACGCCGACAACAGGTCGGTCGAAGCAGGGTTCGTGAACGTGTCCAGCCCGGACGGGTAACTCGTCGCCATCGCCGCTCAGCCTACCATCACAACGGTTCACCAACGGTGGAGGCGAACGGGTCGAACTCGCCCGGTGAGAACGTGAACGTCGTGTACCAGAAGTCCCGGTTGATCTCATGTTCGATCTCGGCGATCGTCCCGAAGAACTGGACGGTGACCCCACCCGGAGCGGTGTTCCGGACGTACACCTCTTCGGCGAGTTCGGAGAGGACGGCGGCGCGGGTCGCGGCGATCGTCGACGAGTTGTAGAAACCGAGACGGCGGATACGTAACAGCGGCTGGTATTGGCCTTGAAGGATGAACAGGGCGAGAGTTTGTGCCGCCGAAGTGTCAGCGAGCAGAGTGTTGACTTGAAGGACCCGTTCTTCCTGAGTGTCGATCGCATCCGTGTATTTCCAGCCGCCGATGTTGCCGAACGCATCCACGACCTCGACGACGTTGGCGAGCGTGTCGTCATCCGATTGGGTTTCGATCATCTCGTAACGACCTGCTGGTTCGGTGTCCGGACCGATCGTCACCGATGACGCTTCACCGAAGAAGTAGTCCGGGTTAGCGATACCGCCGATACCGGGGTTCGCTTCCAGCCGGTTGAGGAAAGTGAACGTGCCGTCTTTCGCCATGAAACTGAATCCCCACTCGGAGTCGGCGACCAGTTTCAACGCATCCAACACCCGGAAGATTTCGGCGCTGTCCTGCTCGACCTGCGAGTAGCCCGTCGACACGTTGCGGAGCGCCAACGGCCACGCGGGACGAAGCCCGTTCGGTCCGCTGTCCGACAGGATGTCATTCACCCGTGTCTGAGTGTTGTCACCGGACGAGCCGACCGTCGTCATGTCGATCCGATAGTTATACAGCAGTTGGGTGAAGTCGGTACAGGTCAACACGACCTCGGTGTTCTCCTGCGCCGCCTTGAAGTTCTGTTGCCATTTCTGTGTCATGCCTCGGAACAGAACTGTTTCGGCGTCTGACCAGTCGGCGACAACACGGATACCGACCGCCGGTTCGATACGCCCGAAATACGGTGAGCCGGTGTTCGTCGGCAGGAACCGTGAGTCGGGGTCCTCGAAGATGATCGTCGCGGAGCCTGCCTCCGGTTGACGGATAAGGAAGTTCTCGGTGCCTCGCCTGATACGGATCGAAGCGACGGTGGCGGTGATGTCCTCCCAGTCGGGAATCGGGTCGAGGATCGCTGCCGCCGACCCGTAACTCGCCTCAAACTCGTAGTCGTAATCGGCTTCGTACAGGTAGCCGCCACGATCCAACTCGACCCGGACGACCGGCTTGTCAGCGGTCGTGAACCCGTTGTACGTGTGATCCAGCGAGTTGTAGATGACACCGGCCTGCTGGTAGGTGGCAGTCACGAACGCCACCGTGTCCCGTTGCGCCGCTCATACTCCTGAATCGCCTTGACGATCTGCCGTCCTGCTTCGGCGGCGTCACCGTTCGCGTTCACGTTGATGTTGTAAGTGACCGCTGTCCCGCCTCCACCGGACATCGAGTTCGGCAAGACGACACCAGACTGGCCGGGGACGAACAGTTCCGGTCCCATCTCGCCGACGATGTACGGGTAGCCGCCGACAACCGGTCCGCCCTTCGCTCGCATCACACGACCGAAACCTCCACCGCCGGGCAGTTTCAGATTCTCCTTCGGTGGAGGAGCGATCGGCAGGGTGCGGACGATCCCTTCGTACGCCTTCTCCGGTGTCGGGCGTGGCGCTTCGACGATCGGCAGGATACGGACGATGCCGTCATAGGCGCGTTCCGGTGTCGGACGCGGCGTCGACGGCAGAGTCGGATACCGTTCCTCTAACGGCGGCAACGGGGCAGGCGCAGGAGGTCGTGTCACCGGTTTCGGTTTCGCTGGTGCCGGGATCGACGGCGGTTTCGGAGCGGCCACCGGTTTCGTCACCGTCTGAACCTGCGTCGGGATCGCCGCGATCGCCGCCGCCAACCCGGTCAAGAACTCGTTGAACGCTGTCGTCAGCGACGTCTGAATGTCAGCGGCGAGAATCTCGACGTTCGCCCGCAACGATTCCATCCGGTACTCGACCGCCCGCAACGCAACCCGCAACTGGTCAACGATCGCCGCCTGAGCGCGTACGTTGTCCTGAGCCTGAGCGATCGCGGAACGGAACATCGAATCGACGATCGCGAACTGCCGTTCCACCGCACCCTGAGCGTCTGCGATGTCGGCACCGAACACGACCTCACCGGCGATCGCCGCTGTCTCAACACCGATCCGTTGAATCTCCTGCGACAGTTCGAGGAACTCACGGAACTCTCCGGTGCCGAGCGACAACAGGCGACGGGCGATCGTGTTGCCCTGCGTCATTCCGGCGGCGACAACCTGCCCGATGACATCCGTCGGGAAGCCACGATCCCGCAGTTCGACAAGGTTGTCGCGGAACTTGCGGGCCTGCGTCAGCGTGTTCCCGAGGTTCCCGAGGACACCGCCACGACCCGCGAACCCGCCAACATCGGGAGCCATCATGTCGACGATGCGTTGACGGAACCCGGCCTGGGCGGACTCCAACCCTTCTAGTTCACGCTGAAGGTTCCGGTAGGCGTCGATCTCGGTTTGGAGTCTCTGCTCGAACGTGCCGCCGCCACGACCCTCGCCGTACAGGAACGCGGCGTACCGGTCGTTCTCCCGGTTCAGGTCAGCCTGAGCGGACGCAAGGTTGCTGGTCGCGTCCGCGAGCCGGTCCTCAGCGGCAGACAGTTCTGTCTGGGTGCGGGCGACATCCGCTTGGAGAGCGGCGAGCGCATCGAACTGGTCGCCGATCGCCGCCAACGTCTGAAGGAACTCCGCACCACCCGCGACACCGAGTTCGTTCGCCTGCTCGACGAGTTCCATCGCCGCTTCAGCGATGTCCTCGAACCGGTCCTCGATCTGGTCGGCGGACGCACCCAACAGGAACTCGAAGAAGTCCTCGTCGCCGAGAACCTTCCCCATGTCCTCGACGCGCTCCATGAGACGCTCGATCTCACGTTGGAGACGTTCCGCTTCACGCGCCGCTTCTTTCTCGGCGCGTTCCAACTCGTCCATCGCGCTCGAAGCAGGAGACGTCTTGTCCGCCTTGACTTCCTCCGGGTCGAGCGCACCGGTGAGCGCGGTGCGAAGCGCGAACAGCGGCTCCAATGCCCGCATGATGAACCGTCCGTCGCCCATCGCCATCAGCGCCTTCTTCTGCGCTTCGATGAGGTCGTCGACGAACTTGATGACTTGCGCCGCGCCGGTGATGTCGAGACCGAGATCGATGACGACCTGCGGGTCCAACTGGTCGAGGATGCCGAGTTGAGCGATGAGGTCGCGGGTCTTGCGGGCGTCGTATCCTGCCGCGTCTGCCGCGTCGATAAGGTTCTGCGCGAGCGCGACCGTGTCGTCGACGACTTCTTCGGTGTCGCCGCTCAGGTCTCTGATCGAGTATCCGACGTTCTTGAGGGCGCGCTCAAGATCGACCGCCGACTGATAGGCGTAGCCGTCGGTGGCCTCCGCTAGACGCAACAGGGTCTCGGTTGCGTTATTGAGCGCCGGGTCGTATTCGCCGAGTATCTTCTTGACCAGCGGCTCGACAGCACTCCCCTCGAACTTCTTGAACAGTTCGGTGCTGGTGATGAGTTCCGCGTTCTGCGCTTCCATTGCCTCGTTGGATGCGGTAACAGCGTTGGTCTGCTCGGCGATCGTGTGGATCAGTTGGAACAGTTCCCTATTGGACAGTTCACCGCTCTCTTGAATGTCGAGGATGGCTTGCGCCATCTCAGCGGCTGGGCCTTTGGCCTCGATCATTGCCGTCATCTGTCGCCGAACGCCGTTCTCACCGAGTTCGGTGAACTTCGCGAACTTCCCGAATCCTTCCGCACCGGATTCGAGCGCCCCCAACATGCCTTCCGACGACACTCCGACAGCGTTGAAAGTATCGAGGAGACCTTGACCGGCGAGTGCTCCCATGAGTGCCGCTTCGCCGACGAACGACTCGACCGCTTCGCCGGTGTCGCTCGCCTCCGCCTTGACTTTCGCCATCGACGTCGCGATCGCTTCGAGGCGTTCCGACACGATGTACGCCGGATCGTTCGCTCGCTTGAACGACTCCGTCATCTCATCGGCACGCTCGCGGGCCTCACGCGCATCTCGAACGTAATCCGCGAACACGAGCGACAACGCTGTGACAGCCGCCGTTAGCCCTACCATCCACGGAGTCGCGTTCCCTAACGCGATGAGCGCCTTCGTCACCATGCCGATGCCGAGAGCCACCGGTCCCGCGATCGCCGCGACACCCGCGAGAGTCTTGATCGCCCGCTGAGTGTCATCGTCCATGCCTTGAAAGAATCCGGTGACGCTTCGGATGCTGTCGGAGACAAGTTCGAGCGCATCCTTGACGAGCGGCAGTAGGTCTTGGCCGAGCGCAAGGAGCGTCTCTTTCATCTCGGCGGTGGCCTGTTGGAACTGGAACGCCGCCGTCTCCGACACTTGTGCGAACGCTTCGTCGACCGCGCCGGTCGTGTCAGCCATGCTCGCGAAGATGGCCTCCGTTGTCGCGACGTTCGCGCCCATAAGGTCGAGGACACCGGACAGGGCGCGAATGTTGCCGAACACGGACGCCGCCGCCGCCTCGTTCCCAGCGAACTCCTCCGACAACGTCTTGAGTGTCGCGAGGAGACCTTCCTCGCGCATCTGTCGACGTAGCCCCTCCGAGGAGAGACCCATCTCGGTGAGCGCTTCCTCCGCCTGCTTCGTCGGGCGGAGGAGGGACGCGAGGATGCCTCGAATCTGTGTCGCCGCTTCCGCCGCGTTCGTGCCGGTACGGGACAGGGCGGCGAACGCCGCACCGACCTCGTTGAAGTTGACGCCCATCGCCGAGGCGAGCGGCAGGACGCGACCCATCGATCCGGCGAGTTCGGTCGTCTCCAACTTGCCTTCACGGATCGTGGCCGTCATGACGTCGGTCGCCTGAGCCGCCGACAGGACGTCCGCGCCATAAGCGTTCAGGGCTGACGTTGCGAGGTCCGCGATCGTTGAGGTCTCGCCGAGACCGATCGCTGACGCCTTCAACGACGCGGCGAGCGTGTCCGTCGCGGTCGCGCCACGCAGACCGGCGGAGGTTATGTAGAACAGCGCGTCAGCCGCCTCGTTCGCCGACTTGCCGAACTGGGTCGCCATGCTCCGGACAGCGACCGACATCGAGTCGACCTCGTCCTTCGCGACACCGACGAGCGCGGTGATCTTCGTCATGGACGACTCGAAGTCGACGGCAGTCTTGACCGCCGCCGCACCCAACCCGACCATCGGGAGGGTGACCTTCGTCGTTAGGGAACGACCAGTCTTGGTCGCCTTATCACCGAAGTTCTTGAGTGACTGTTCGGCCTTGCCGAGATCGGCGCGGAGTTGGGACGAGTCACCAGAGAGGACCGCCTTGAGTCTCGCGACGATCGCTTCCGATGCCATACCTGTCTACCGTTTCCGTTTCGAGCGTTGCTCTGCTACCTGCCGACTGTGTTCACGTTCTGATGCCTCGATCTTGTAGAGCGCCATCCACTCCGCCATCTCCGCGCTCGACATCCGATCGGAGAGTTCACCGACTGTCATGCCGAGTTCGCGGGCGAGTTGGAAGTAGAAGCGACGCTCCGGGTGGGCTACTCCGTCTCGTCCGGGGTAGCCGAGGAGGACTTTCCCGCGACGTCCACCGAGTCCTTCAGCACCGACGACACCGTCAGGCACTTCGTGGTGAGCCGGTCGATCACAGCGAACGACTTGTCGGTGAACAGCCAGTCGAGGTCGTCGTCGTCGAACACCGGGTCGCCGGTCTCAGGGTCGAACACGCACGCCGTCAGCAGGAAGCCCCACAGAGCCTCCTGCCGATCCGAGTTCGACTGGTCGTCGAGGTCGGTGTAGTTCGCCATGAGCGCACGCTGACGCGCCGACATGGATCGAATCTCAACCGTGACGCCCCACTCCGGGATGTCGACGACCTCACGTTCGAGGTCGCCTGCCTGCTTGATCTTGTCTTTGATGGACACTTGGGTC